ATGCAGGCCGCGTTCGCCCCGACTGAGGTCGTCTGCATCTGCGATGCTGTCGAGGAGGGTAGGCCAGTCAGTGCCGGCTCGTTCATCACGATCGAGGAATGGCTCAACCGCTTCGATGATCCCCAGTCCCGCATCCTCTCACCGGAGCGCGAGGGGATCTTCGTCCGCATCAACCCATTCAAGCCCAACCTCTACAGCGGCAGCGACAATGATGTCAGCGCGTTCCGCCATGTCCTAGTCGAGTTCGATGACCTCCCCAAGCCCGAGCAAGAGAAGCGACTGCGTGACTCTGGCCTGCCCATCACTGTCCTCATCGACTCCGGGGGTAAGAGCATCCACGGCTGGGTCCGGGTCGATGCCCCCTCCCGCAAGGAATGGGACGCCCGCCGGGATGAGATCTATCGGGTAATCCCCGGCATCGATGCCAAGAACAAGAACCCCTCGCGCTATTCCCGCCTACCCGGCGCATGGCGCAGCCCGACCTCGCAGCAACGGCTGTTGGACACCAACCTCGGGGCCGCCTCCTGGGAGGATTGGCTCACCAACCGCGAGACCGATGATGATCAGTCCACGGTGGTCACGGTCAAAGACCTCCTCGACTTCGATCCCGCCAACGATCCGGACAACCTCATCGGCAATCGATGGATCACTCGCGGCTCATCCATGATCATCAGCGGCGGTACCGGCATCGGGAAGTCCAGCCTGATGATGCAGATCATCGTCCGCTGGTGCCTCGGCCTCGACTTCTTTGGCATCGCGCCGATCAAGCCATTGAAGATCGGGGTCATCCAAGCGGAGAACGACCGCGGCGACCTCGCCGAAGCCTTCCGCGGGGTCACACACAGGAGGTTCACCATCGAGCAGATGAACATGCTCCACAAGAACCTAGAGTTCCGCACCGAGTCCGTTCGCACCGGAGATCAGTTCCTCGCCTACGCCCGCCGCTTCATTCACAAGTCCAAGCTCGATCTCATCATCGCCGATCCCCTGTTCTCCTACTTCGGCGGAGACCTGAGCGATCAGTCCGAGGTCAGCGTCTTCCTCCGCAACAAGCTCCAGCCCATCCTACACGAAACCAAGGTCGCTTGGATCTGGATGCACCATGTCTCCAAGCCTCAACGCAAGGAAACCGGCGAACCCCTCACCACCATGGAACTGGCCCACTCAGGATTCGGAAGCTCCGAGCTTGCGAATTGGGCGCGGGAGATTGCCGTCCTCCATGAAGTAGGCCAATCAAAGCCTAGACGCTTCCAGCTAGCCTTCTGCAAGCGGGGCGGGAGGATCGGACTCCCTTCCCCCATTCTCAACCTTCAGCACTCAGCCACCGGCATCCAGTGGGAGGAGTGCAACCCCCTCGCGTTCACTGGGGCGGAACTGAAGAAGGAGAAGCCTTCTTATCCTCGTCGAGGGCGTCGCGCATAGCCTTGAACCATTCATCACTCTCGATTGTAGCGCGGGCCATCTTCATAGCCTCACGGGCTTCGGTGGCCCTTTTCTGTATCTCAATGACATCGGGATCAACGTCCTCCTCAGGCTCCGGTTCCCCCTCCTCCACCTCCCTCCGCTTGGACGCCGGACGCTTCCGCTCCAGTTGGCCAAGGATTCGTTCGTGCTTCTTCACCGAGGTCTTCAGATACGCGACATCACGCTTCAGTTCATTGATCGTCCTCAAGAGCAACGCCACCCGGTCCTCGTCCTCCGGTGGAACCCAGTCGCACCCACGCCACTGCCTATGAACCATGTCATAAACTATGACCTGGGACTTCTTGTTCCTCATGGAATTGAAAGCCCGGATCGCCCGACCCAACTCACAGGTCAGATTCCCTCGGATGTAGGCCAGCACCTCGGACTTGTCCGGGTCGGCATCGTGGCGTTGCGGGGGCATCAGTCGGAACATCGACCGAAGCGTGGAACCATTGTCCAGATAACTCATAGCAAGAACAAAATGCACTGCACAAAATCAAACGTCAATGTAAAGGAAGATAGATTTTGCAGCCCACCGCACAAGGTTATCATCCCTCCTGCTACTCTCCCTAGAGGGAGACTTACACTCCCTCTACTAGGGAGTTAAAAACCGCAAACGCCGCAACGCTTTTCGGGGGCTCTAACGGCCCCCGCGCTGCGGCTGCGGTTTTTCGGAACCCTCCGACTGATTGCGAAGTACCGGTTTGGAAGCGAGGGGTGGATGTGGATTGCTGGAGCGGAAAGGGGGCTAGGAGCGCGTTTGATGGTGAAAGTGACATTGGATGCGAAACGGGGGTGGGACCGCTTAGAAACGAAAAGCCCCGGATGGGGGTCCGGGGATCGCTTGGGAGGGAGAAGGACGGGGGGATGATTGGCCTACTCTTTGGGATCCCCGGCCACAGCCCTCCATTGAACCTTGAGTTCTTGGCACCGAGGACAGGTGAAGTAGGGCATCATCGGATGGTGATCGCAGGTGCATCCGCTACGATCCACAAGTTGATGGCCCACTCTCAGGATGTCGTTGATCCGCTTCTCAGCTTTATCAATAAGCCACAGACGCTTTACATCAACAAGATCCATTAGATCCCTATTCTTCTTCTCAAGCTCCTTGATCCGATCCTTTAGTATTAATAGATCGGTTTTGTGGATAAGCTCGTAATCCTCAAACTTCATAGCTTGTCAGAATCCTTCCTGAACATATGGATGTAGCACTCCGCATCATCGATCATCTCCTCACGCCTCCGCTTGCCCTCCCCAGTAGGGTCTTGGTCAGCATAGGACCGAGCATAGAAGAGCGCGTCTTCAAGAAGACCAGCCAGATGCCTCCCAACCTCGATCCGGCTCATCGCCTCGCGAATCACCGAATCATGCTCCTGATGCGTCCGCACTCGCATGCCTCGCATCCGCTCCAACAACGGCTCAATAGGGTCGTTCACAGAATTCATTGGCCCACCTCCTTTACCCCTCTCGCCTTCGCAATGATCTCACGCGCATAGTCCAGATCCTCGTCGTCGGCCATCGGGTGGGTTAGACGCTCCAGAGCGAGCAGCATTTGAGGGGCGCAGGCAATCAGGCGAGCATTGGCCAACTTCTCAGACTCCGGAGTCTCCGCGTTCGCGTGATGGTTGGTTGCCCAGCAAATCAGAGCATCACCAGCGCGGACGTTGATGCCGGTTTGCCGCCAAGGGCCGGGGGTATGTGGGGTTCTCATGGTCGTTGTTCGTTGGTTCGTTGTTCGGGGGACAACCTACCGCACCATATCCATCAGCGTCAAGGGGGAAAATACAGCACCATGAAGATTTCCTGTACCCCGGATTCCGGAATCCCGATTCCCGAATTCCGAATTCCGTATGGCGTATGGGGGATCCGGAATACCGCACCATGAGAACCTAGGACCGCGGATCGCGGGCGCGGCGGGCGCGGGCGGATGTAACGGGGTCGGACATGGGGTGTCGTACCTCGGAGTGCTATGTAAATAGCCTGGTAGGACATTGAGTGTCCTAGGGGGGGTGACCTAGGGGCTTGTGACATTGGGGGCTGGCCAGCAAACGGGGCTTGGGGCTTGGGGCTTGGCAATGCGGGGCCTTGGATCGGCAGGGGTCTGACAGGGGGCAAAACGGGGCATGCCCCGTGGTGAAGCAGAAAGTGGCCAAGGCGGGGCTTTTAATTGACGGCAGGGTGGAGACAGCAGACGGGGCAAACAAAAGGCCCCTAGGGGCTTCCTAGGGGCTTGCAACAGGCGGGGCTTTTTGGGGCTTGCTACGGTTTACCGTTGCCAGCCAATGCTGACAGAATGAGCAGAATAGTGAACAGTAAACATAGTGCTAAATATCCCAAGACTCTCAATAGGGGCTTCACTTAGTTGCCCCCAACACTTTGACAGTGTGTGTGGGCTCATAATCAGGGAATGAATCCTTGGCGTCAATTGGCCATACGTCATTACGGTATGTCAATTGTCTGCCAGTTGTTGGCGTTTGCCCCATGCTCTTAAACCAATCGGCAGACCTAGTTGCAACAGAACCAAAACCCTGCCAGTTGTTAACACACAACAGGCGGGGCTTTTTGCCTTCAATATCAAACCGGCAAACAGTGTTTGAACGCATAGACAGGGGCTTGGTTGCACTGTCTGACAGAACCTTGGTAATGTTCTCTAAGTCAGCAGACTCTGTTGACCACATATGTATGCCACTGTTGTTTGAGCAGTAGGACAATTTACCATTGCCACATTTAGCCACTGTCAGAGTTTTGCGTTTGCTGTCTATAATGCCGAAAACCCCGTAGCCACTCCAATTGGTTTTGGTGTTGTCAAACGGGGCTTTTTGGCTGTTGAACCAATTCAGAAACTGTTCACTGTCACAATGGTTCTCTGCTTTAGGTTCAGGGCCTTTGCCAATCCAAGATAAGACACCGTTGTGTGACAGCATGACATTCTTCCTAATGAATGGGTGGACATTGGCCAACATAACACGGGATGTTGCTGTTCTACCATGGCAGACTAGTGCTGTTACATTGGTTGGGATTGAGCCTGTCTCGATTCTGTTGCAATCAATCCATTCCGGCAGTGTCACATTAAAACCGGAGTAGTTCTGCGGTTCTAGATAATGGCCAGTGGCTGTCGTGTTGGAACCATAGACCATAAAACCAAAACCGTCTTTTTGTGATCTACTGAATATTGAAGCGGTTTTCTCAATTAGTTTGAGAGTCTGTTGTTTCGTAAGACTACCGGTAGCTATAAATAGTTTGCACATAATGTTTTCGTTGTTCGTTGTTCGTTGTTATTCGTTTTGAGAGACAGCACTGGAAACACGCTCGTCAACAGGCCCTAGATCGCCATGCAGGCGCTCTTGTCTCAACACGCACCAGCTGGCCAGCCATTGCGGCAGAATGGCAATAAACTGGTCCCAATTGCGGGGCATGCTGTTGCCCCTGACAGATGCCCATCTTGTCAGGAACTGGCAGAGTAGAGCCCAACTCTCAATCTTAACCACATTGGTTGAGCCCCCCTGCATGCGCCACTCAATGGTACCATGTTCTGATACACTGTCGTAATTGAGAGCAGAATATCTATTGCCAGTACTGTTGCTTCTGTATGTTTCACTGCCCCGCCTGTTGTTAGACCATCTGCAATAGCTAGAACGCAATCGAGATTTAGGAACTAATCGTTTCAGAATAGGATACAATTGGCAGAGTCTGTCGTATGTCTCGCCAACACTACATAGTGTCTCTGTTGAAACTGTTGGCAAATGTCTAATGTCTACATGTACATGTAAACCGCAACGCTGGTTTACCGTTGCACCTTCCAACAGTGGCTTGAGAGACAGAATACCATTTATGCGTCCATTCTGGCCAACCCATGTAAGTCGTCTCAACTCAATACCACCTTGGTCTAATGAGCCATCATGACAATAGTTGCTTAGATTAGTTTTGCCAGTTCCTAATCTATAGTCGCGCATAGGATAATGCTCAATCTCAACGCCAAGCAGAGAACCTAATGGCATTAAATCCTTCGCTTTTTGTATGTCAGAGACTTTTTGCTTTTCCTGTCGCTTTGCTTTCCTAGTGTCTCGGATGAAATCGATGATGGGATAAGTGCTGTTGCTGGCAGGAAAAGCAGTGCCACTTTTCAATAGTTGCGCCAACAGTGTGTGTTTTGCTGGAATAGGGAAACCATGTACTGGTGCAATAGACAGTGTGTCTATATTGTATGGGTTTGTTAAACCATGTTCAGACACTGTTGCAATAGATATGCGGTTTGCATAAATGTAGCGTCGTGACTTGTGGGCGTAGCCAGCACTGGTAAACATGGACACTAGGTTCACATTGCACCTCCCATCAGTGCGTCCACAAGGAGCCAGATAACTGGCAGCAAGGTTGCGTTGAGCAGAATGAAGGCGAGGGCCTTCCTGAGTGTTGTTCGTTTCACGGTTTTATGTCGTTTTCCTGCGGTTTTCGCAGGGTTTCGACGGTTTACCATGGTTGTTTACGGTTCACAACACTTTTTCGATTTATGTGGCGAAGTGGCCTTTTTTAGGGGCGAAGTGCTGGCCATGGCCAAGGGTAAGACAACCAATGTCCCAGGGGATAAGACAGTTAATGTCCTAGGGGAAAACCAAGGGAAAAAGAAGGTGGGGAGGCCACTCAAAATCCTTTCTACTGAGGTGACAAAAAAAGCGATTGAAGCGGCCCGGCTTGGAATACCGCTTGAACGAATAGCTATTGGTTGCGGGTTTTGGAATAACGGAGCCGGATGGCAAAGCTACTTAGCTAGGAATCCGGCGTTTGCTGCTGAACTAGAACAAGCGCGATTCGAGGGGGAACTAGACCTTACCTCGGTTGTTCGCCAATGCGGCAACGGCTGGCAAGGAAGCGCATGGCTATTGGAAAGGACTAGAGGCTATGTTGCTAGGGCCCAACTTGATCACACTACAAAAGGAAAAGAATTATCAGTAAGCGGTAGTTTACTAGGCGCATTCGGTGGACAAGCGAAATAGGATAGGCCGCTATTGGTATAGCCGCTATTTACATAGAGGATCCATGGATAGGAGTCCAATGCATAGAACCACGGGGTAGGGGGGACCCCCACGAGGG